ACCCGAGCAGATGACATCTCATCATTTAGAGCACTAGAAGAACGTCTACAGGCCGTTGTCCTCAAATCACTCGAATTGCTATTCCCGCCCGAAGATGCACCGCTTGAGGCCGTTCTCGCAGCTACCGCACGACTCGAGGAAATGTCCGCAGATAAGCTCAGCACAATCATAAATACAGGCATGAGGACGCTAACCGAGACAGGCAGGCATCGCAGGCTTTTATCTGGACAGGCCACCGCCATTTTCTCACGTGCTGAATTGCCGGATATTGAGCTTCCGATTCCGCTCGAGGAAGCTAAAATGTTGGAATTACGGTCAAGATTAGCCCAGCAAGCCCTTAACGCCATCGACTCCGGGCAACCGCTGGACGTGGAGTTCGCCGTTGTGGGATCGCCTGAGATCGCCGGAGATCCTGACACCGTGGCCAGTTCCGCCGGTTCGCCTGGAGTTCGCCGCCATAGGGATTAGCCTATCTGCTATCCTGGTCTTGGTATACCTCACGCTCTACTAATCGCCTAAGCCAGCGGGACTGCGTTTGCGCGTTTCGCTTGCATATCGCCCGCACGATCTCGCGGGTTTCGCTGGACACCTTACAAGTCAAAGGCGCTGTATTCGCCTTGCCTTGGTGGTATACCTGATGCGCCTGTTTGGTATACCTCGGCGCCTTGGCTGTTTCGCCTATTTCGCTGGGTTCGCTTGCCCTCGTTGCCTTGGTTCGTGCTAAGTGTAGGCAAGCAGTACACTTGCCCTGTGCCTTCTCAAACCCTGACAGTAAGGGCGCATTGCACCCCTTGCACCTAATCCCTGTTCCTGTTCCCATGATAGGTATACCCCCTGAGGCCCTAAGTATACCCGCTGTCATAGCCAAAAGAAAAGGGGCGCCGATACTGCAGCACCCCTATCAAGTGGAGTCTACTGCTTCGGATCAAACACACTGCACCCTTTCCCGTATTCTCCGAACCCCCGTGGAGTTGTGCCGGATTGACTGCACCCCCTGCACATACTGCAGGGGGGGTACTCGCTATCATCGCGAGGGGTGTCTATTGCTGGTTCGTTGTTATCGTGCAGACTCATCATTCGTTATCGTCCTCCTCGTTGTCCTCATTGCTGCTTTGCATCCGTTCCGATAGCCTAGCCAGTGTGTAGGCTAGGCTGATCCTTTGCGTCGCTGTCATTGCTTCGACGTGGACACTGGCATTCATGCTTGCACTGCTCGCAATTCGTGCTCGTCATAGCTAACGTACCCCGCGGGTAACTTGACGAGGTATTGATACCCAAGTTGTGGGTACTTCTTAATGAATACCCCCTCTGTTCCTTCGTGCGGACCCTCTACGATCAATACCTTCGTTCCTACTTTCAACATATCCATCACCTCACTATTAGATGATTCATTGTAGCGAGCCCTTACAGGGTAATACTAGGGAACAGCGTCACCTTTCTATCTGGACACGCGTCACTTAATGGGCATAGTGTGAAGTAAAACGCAGGAAGCCAGACGCAGCCTACACTTCTCATACAATCCAATTAGTCCTATGCCTTTCAATCGTTCGATTCGAGACTTATGTGACGTCAAGCGAGCATGCGCGTTCGGATCCCGTATGGCCCATCGCCCGCGACCAGCGGGACATGCGGGGGCCTACTCAAGATTTTCTGCTCTCAGTTTCAAAACGTTGCATCACCCAAGAGGAGGCAGTACACTTACGTAGTAGTTAGGAGGGAATGAGATGAAGAGAATGATTGGACGAATATGCAGCTGGGTAAGGAGGCATGATGTCAAAGGACAGCAATACATTGTTTAGGATCGCAAATGCACTAGATAAGATCGTTGCTATGTTAGAGAAGCGCGATAGCGAGATTATAACGTCGGTGAGTATATCGACAGATGATCTTGGGACAACGACATTCGCGGATGCACCTAGCACTCCTACAGGAGAGTAGCGAAGTTATATAATGAACGCGCACCCGTAGCTCAGGGGACAGAGCACCGGCCTTCTAAGCCGGGCGTCGAAGGTTCGAATCCTTCCGGGTGCATAGTGATAGGATGTAGTATGATGTAAAAGTTCCCGTAGCCGCTCTGCTGGGGAACTGGCTGAACTGAGAGAGAGGGTCGTCTAACGGCGGCCCTTTTCTTTTGGCAGGGGTGGGGGGTCAATTTTTATTTCTGAAAAATCTGACGGCATTGCATCACCTGAGAGTTTCTAGTAGGATAGGTGCATGGCCAAGAAGGAAGAGAGGACAGACAACGATAGAGATGAAGACACAGGCAGGTATTGTCCATGCAGCAGGATCCCTAAGAGCGGGTGGGTGAAGTTAAGGTACAGGCCACGAGTTGTGAGGATGAAGAACTGTCGGACTGACGATGATTGACAGGAGGCATGATGATGAATTGGATCGGGTTCGTACTCTCGCTTGGATTGTCAATCCTATTCGCAACGCAAAGCGACATTGATGCAGCATTCGGATGGGGATGTGCCGCTGCGCTATGGCTTCAGCAGACGAAGGAGGTATGAATGAACAAAGCGGCGTGGGAAGAACTTAACAGCATGGATCGAGACAAGGAAGTTGCCTGGCGTTTGATGGGATGGAAGAAGCCGGAGAAGGATCCTGACTGGAGAAGTTCCAAGCAAGAGTATGTCTATGACGAGCCGATGGGTACAGATGGTCCTATCGCATATCGCGACAAAGACACTGGCGAGATTACTCCATTCGATGCGATCTTATGGCACGATCCATCTGGGCGTGTATCAGGCACGTGCAGAATACCTAAGTACACGACAGACAGGAACGCCTGCGCGTTGGTGCTCGACGAGATTGAGAAGAAAGGATTCTGGGTAGATTTCGAAGACGCATTCCTCGACGAAGCGAATGAAGCATTGGAGCATATCGACGTGCGACTTGCATTGCACTACATACTTAACGTCAGCCCAGACTACATCTGCTACTGTGCAGTGAAGGCGGTTGAGGATCTATAAGCACGAACCAGCCTCACCGTAGCTGCGGCGTTCCCCGTTTGTCGTTGGGGTGGGGCTGGTAGTAAGATTGATCATTGACAGGGCAGACAGGTAGACAGACAGATAGAAAAGGAGACACTATGTACCTCAAGATCATGTCACGAGATGACGACAAGACGAATACGTTTATTGGAGTTCAGCGCGTGGAGTTCTTCCACATTGACGCAGAAGAGAAAAGACTGACTGAGTTGCTTGGATATGCAGACCTTCCACTGGTCAGCAATTTGGTCTTGCAGTTGCGGGAAAACGGTGGAGATGGGTCGGTAAAGGTTGGTGTATTCAATCTTTGGTTCAAGTCAGGCAAGACGCTTTACATCATCTTCGACGGAGTTGCCTTTCTCTGCAACGAGACTGGCAAGACCGTTGATCGGTACTTAGCTAACTAGGCATTGGGGTCTGTCCTGGTACTATTTGATTCACGCTTGCATGGACTAAAGGTTAGGTCGTCGCCCTTTCACGGCGGAGGTTCGGGTTCGAATCCCGGTGCAAGTACAGAGCATGAGGAAGGTGTCATGGGGAAAGTGAGCGAGATCAAGAAAGCGATACGGAAGGATCCCAAGATATGGGTCTCGTATGGCATGCACCCTCACGGAGCGATCCAGTGGTATGGCGGATGGGCTCCTACGCAGAAGTCGTGGAACGGGACAGACCATGAATCAGGCTTGCCATATCTCGGAGTAGTAATGAGCGAGCTTAGGAAGCTGGGAATATACTGTGAGAGTTGGCATCATTGGAAGACACGGAGGAGTAGGGCACGAGGTCTGAGGCATCACGGAATTCCTAGGAGAGTCCGTCGCGTCTTTAATATCTCGGAAACCGATGGTGGGGCGTAGGAGTTCGAACGACCTACGCTAACATGGACGATATGCCAGGGTATATCCGTGGACTCGTCTTAACGGGGGTTCGACACCTCCTTCCTCCTCCAGATGCGAACGACGGCGGCGTGGAAGGACACGCTGAACCCATAATGAGCTGTGTGCTGGTGACTGGGATGTCAGCTAAGACGTAACGATATTGACGGTTAGCAACCGCGAGCATGTACAGTAAGCAGGTATCAAGCCCTGCCCGTCGTTTGCATTTCCATCCCGATCTTGCTATGTTTGTGTGTGGGAAGGCAGCACCGCTTCAACGCATTACCTCCTTGATTCGAGAGGCGCACCTGGGACCCCAAACCTTGGTGCGGTTTCTTTTGAGTGTAGTTGCATCACCTCGGAGTTTAGCATACAATCCCTGTAGAGGTGATTGGCGATGGCCGATAACGAGAGTAGGTTTTCCGAGATAGTCAAGTCCTGTGGTATCGACGTGGACGAAGCTATCCATGAATTCGAACATGCGACACTCTATGGACACAGGATCTCAGAACTGCCAGATGATGAACAGCGCATTGCGATCGGGATGACATTACGAATGCTTGCAAAGGCGCAGCGTGAGAATCACGAGCTTAGGATGGCAGACATTCCTCGTCAAATTGAGGAGATGCTTCCGAAGCGCGGACGATTTGTGAGGGCACTCGATTGTCTTCTGGAGAAGAAATGAGCAGGACCATCGTGGGCGCGAGCCCGAACCAAAAGGGCGATACAGGTTATCGGGGCGGTGGGATCCTGCTTTGAATAGTACAGCGCAGTTCGGACTCAAGCTCACAGCCTACGGGCCGAAGTAGAGCGCGATGATGACGCAAGCGAAAGTTACGCACTTGGCAATTGAGTCAGGTGGAGGCTCACGAGTAAGCTGCGCTGAATACGGAGGATAGATGACTGAGAAAAACGCTGGCGTCGTGCGATCGAGGAACAACAAAGAGAGATCGTTCGCGCCTGTTACATCTGAGTCGATGCGACAGAGGATGACGATTCGAACGAACAAGCAACTCCAGTATGTCTTGGCTCGGATTGGCAATGCTGCGAAGAACAACTGTGGGCGTATCAGGTGCAGTCAGGACGCGCTTGGTCAAGAGGCTAGAGAATTCTTGGCTAACAAGCTCGGGTACTCAGTAACGTTCATCACTGAGAAGGACAAGTACGAAGTGCGATGGGCGGGATCAGCGAACGACGATGAAGAAGAGAAGGGCGAGGTAGAAATCGATCCTAGTTTTGCGGAGGGATGATGAAGATGGAACCTAATGGCGGAAATGTGTACAAGCCTCATAAGCTGATGATCAGCAGCGGAGAGTTCTGGAGATGTGCCCACGGCAAAACTGGACTCGGCTGGCGTGCAAAATGGAAGGGTTGTCTTAGGTGCGCCCTATCAAACCTCAAGGCGTACATGGCATGGCGTAGGAAGGAGGTCTGATGAAGATTGCGAAGCAGATTGCAGAAGAACATTACCGTCTTCCACGCGCTATACACGATCTGAATCATCCAATGGCGAAAGGGATGCTTGAGAACATCGTAGCTGCGAAGCTGGAGCCTGTGAAGGAGGCGCTGAATGATCTTAACGATCTGGTTGAGTCGGCAGGTTGGGGATATATGAGCGATGAACGTGGACTAGCTAGCGGGAAGATAGAAGCAGCCCTTGCCCTATTCGAGGAGGACTCATTGACAAGTGATAGCGTCGAACAACTGATTGATTCTGAAGCGCGAGAAGGTGAGAGAGTTGCCGCGCAGATTTATACGGCAATTCAGCAGCACAAGCTGGATCATGAATCTTATCCGAGGCTCATCATGATTGGAGCAGGAGTTGCCATGTGTTTCCCTGACACATACAACGGCGAGCCGTGTTACTCCAGAGAAGAGGCAACGATGTTTGGTATCCATGTAATGATTTCGTTGATGGATGGATGGGAGTTGATCGTCTGACATGATTGACATTAAAGAGATGATTATAACAGTGCTTATTGCAGTGCTGTTCGCAGTCTTTGTCTGCTCGGTCCTTATTTATATCTGCGCGGTGATATGGCCTGCTACTAGCCCCACTGTCGTCATTGAGATAATAGGGGGCTGATGTGAATCTACCAGACGGTACAGCATGTGGCCATCGAGCGTGTCTGTCGCACAAGACGTATCCATGCCCGTTCTGTGGCAGGATTGCCGGCAGAGCGTTGACGACATCGGAGAGGGTAGCGAAGGCGATTGAGAAGGAGTTTTGCGATCCAAGCATGGATGGCCCGCGAGAGGAGTATTTTGCGGCTGTCGTTGAACTCATCGATCCGATCGTGATTGAATCTCAAGGGTATGTTCCTATCCCTCGAATGTTTCTACGATGCGACACGTCGTTGCTCACCACCGAGGAGGAAGCGAAGCGGCTCGGAGAAGAGATAGCGGCTGACCTCGGAACTGACGTGAGCGGGTTCTCTTCATCGGTGGCGAAGAGTTCAAGGCCGATCACGCTAATAATTGAAGAACCGCGCCGTATTCCAGTACGGAAGAACTATCTCAAGGCAGCATGGGAGTGCGTGAAGTTCCCATTCAGACTCGTAGCGAACTTTCTGACAGCGATGGGCGACGTCAAGTAATTGCATCACCTCAGAGGATGTAGTATGATTGCAGTGGAGGGGATTTCGATGGCAGAGCAACAGAAACCAGCGATGCGCTTTGACGCAATGCAGGGACTCATTCGACATACAGGTGGCCGTGGTATCATGTTGAACGGCGTCAACGTTGAAGTCCCAGCGGAAGGCTTCGCATTCGTAGGTATCGAGCTCGTCATCGTTGGAAAGATGATGATGCCGAAGATCCGGGAGTTGAACGGGCCTATGGTAGCACGCTATGGAACGATGCGATTTGGTGAAGAACAACTGCAGCATGTGATACAGCAATCTGCGATGGTCGGAGGAATGGATGTCCCGTTTGTCTTTTCGTTCGACAGACCGAGGCCAAAGACATCAGTGAACTGAAATGTCGTCGGCCATGATGTGGTCGTGCCGACCAAACTTTGCGCCTCGCTTGTCGCAAGGGCACGCCACGGAATGAGTCGACAACCTCCAGGAGGGCGGCGCGGGAACGAGCCTGCGCCCCCTCCAGCATATATGAAGGATGGTGAATATGAGAGGGAAAAAGAAAGACGAGAAGAAAGATAAGAAGGAAAAGGAATTCGTCTGTGTTGTTTGCGGGTACGAGAAAGTAAGATTCAAAGGCGATACGTGTTGGCGGTGCAACCATGATGAATCCCTTCTTGCAGATGGCGACATGGGTGGGCAATCGTAGAAACCAACCGAGCTATTGAAGGAGTGTGAAGATGCCTAAGACAGCAGAGAAGCAATCACTCAGCGCACGTGACTGGGAAGAAGACACCAAGCATCACCATGGGTGTCACAAGAATCGATGCCGTGTATGTGGCGAGACATTCATCGGATACAGGCGTCGTCACATCTGCAAGAAGTGTATAACGGACGGGCGGAAATGAACTGCATCGTCGCGCACAAGAATCTTGACGACTTCGATCCTGCAGTAATAAGAGCAGCGTGGGATAAGCGGCGAAGGAATCCTGCCCGTTGGTGGCGCACAAGATCGAAATACGGTGTGAGCGTCGAGACAACAGACGGGAAGAAGTTGTCTGGTAAATTCATAGTAGTCCTGACGGTATCTGAATTCGATCAGTGGAGGAAGCGTCATGTCCAAGCCTAAAGCACCGAAAGAGATCAAGAATGCAAAAGAAGATCTCGAAGTTGAGATCCGTGAAACTCTCCACCTCATTACAAAACGATTCCACGAGAGACATCCTGGCTGGCTCATCACTGATCTTGATATTGGGATCATCGATGTATCTACAAAGGAGAAACGATCGCGGATGACAGCTACGGCTCGAGCAGAGCTCACAAGCAGCGATCTCAAGATGAAGATATGCAAAGGCGGGCTGGTGAAGGAACTCAAATCATGAATAAGCAAGGCGTCCCAAACACAATCTCTCATTTCCCAGGATGGTATGCTAATAAGGCGTTCAAAATTAGCAGTTGGGTAAGGATCAACGGCGTGATATATGTGGAATGCGAGAATCCATTCGAATGGGGCGAAGGCAGCACAGTTGAGGAAGCGGTTGATTCTCTGAAGGAGAGCCTATCTGGACACCTTGAGTTGTTGCTGGAGAACAAAGACACGCTTGCTAAATGTTCTCAAGAAGCGTTATCTCAATTCATGGACGTCCATCAATGCGAGAGATGTAGCAAGGAATTCTCAAATGTCAACGACCTGATCGACGATTTGAGAAAGATCGAGGAGGAGTCCAAATGAAAATTGAATTGGAGTACATCGTCAAGTTCGTCGTCTTCATGGTGTGGTTTGCGATGATGGCTGATGCTCTGGGGAGACTGTGATGGCTGAGAAGCTGAAACAGTGTCCGTTTTGCGGCGCCTTTGCCAAAGCAATCATTGATCCAGGATGTCCTTGGGTTGCGATCAAATGCACTCAGTGTGGGGCAGAATCAGATCTAATGATGGAGAACGCAAGATATCAGGACAATGAAATGGCTGCAATCTCCGCCTGGAACAACCGCGCTGGCAGCGACGAGACAATCGAGGAGTGCGCGAAGACGTGTGAACAGATGGTGAAGGAAATTGTTTGCCCCGAAGAATGTGCTGCTGCGATACGAGATATGAAGGAGTCATGATGGAATGGGATCAGAAGAAGATTGACGCTGTAGTATCGACGCTTACTGACGCTCTTGGGACCTACGTGCGACGTGCATATTGAGACGACGAAGGAAACTGAAGAGATAGAGCCTGTCACCGACGAGACTGGCCAGGGATGGAGAAACTATCGCATCGTTCCGAATAGCGAGAAGTGCATAATCACGATCACGCCGCGAAAGAAATGAAACAATCCCCCGGAGTCTATCACCTCATGATTATGGCGCGTAGATTTGCGTGCCACTCCGGGGGTATCTGTGAAACTGGTTATTGCTCTTATGTGCATCACCTAGTACACTTATGCGGGAAATGGAGATGGTCAGGATGGCAAAGCAATTGATGGCGACGGCGACTCTCTATGTGCCGCAGGGGAAAGTAAAAGAGAGGCTGATCGAGCGAATGATTGCGGTCGGCGCGAAGAAGGATCGATCGTTCAACTACGTTTTATTGAAAGCGATCGAGGAATATCTTGAACGTGAGGAATCACAAGGAGCGTGAACATGGCACTGAGTAAGGAAGTCATCGACAAAGATGTTGAGATCGGTGATCGGGTACGCGACAAGATGACTGGGTTTGAGGGGATTGCCTACGGGCGATGGACGTGCATGACGGGGTGTGTTTCGTTCGATGTTCATCCGCGTGTTGGCGGCGATGGAAAGATACCATCAAGCGAGTGGGTTGACGAAGCGAGACTGGAAGTAATTGAGGCTGGCGCTGTTTCTTTGAAGGTCAAAGAGCGAGAACCGGCTGGCCCGTGCAGCCTCAAGCCTCCATCTGATGGACCGAGATAAGGAGCGTGAACATGAACGACGAGCAGAAGATGCCTGGATGTATCAGTGCTGACAGCGGAACGATTGGCGGCTGGACAATCGACAGAGATGACGATAAGAAGAGGCGGCTTGATCAGTTGATCCCGCGACCGTGTTCTATTTGCGGGAAAGACATGACGAACCCCGAGACAGGTGGGGTGCTCATTGGCATTCGTCTTGAGGTCAACATCGACGCGGAGCGCGTTGCCAATAGTGCTTCTGCAGGGCGCGTGTTGGACTTCTACAAACTTCAGATGGGGGTGTACGCTCCGATGTTGGCAGTAGGATCCCCGTTGGAAGTAGAGATATGTTGGGAATGCTGGATGAAAAGCATGGGAGTACCTGTGCCTGAGCAACTCGAGGCGGTAGACAATGACGGGTAGAGACGAGAAACTGTCCGGTGGATCAGGGACTGAAGAAGTGAAGACGGAGAAGACTCCATACGAGCTACAAAAAGAGATCGACAGGCTGGAAATTCTCATCGCAACGCTGAAGGCGCAGAACGCATTGCCGTTGACCGGCCTTGAGATCATGCAACTGCGAACCGTCCTGGCTGACAAGAAAGAGAAGCTGGGAGATCATGACGCTGTGATTGCTGGAATCGAACTGATCTCCAAGCTGGACGGGTATCTCAATCCAGAGCTCCCGTTCAACATGGTCGCGTCTGAACCGGACGACGAGTAGCATCGAAGCTGTATAAGATGGCGGCATACCTCCTGCGTAGCCAGCGGGAGGATGCTGCATGAGGAGGAGAACATGGCTGTATTTAACACTAATCCAGGAGATGAGGTAGTTGTCACTACGAATGGAGAAACGCTAACGTGCAAGGTACTCAAGGTAGTCGGGCAAGGAACGCATGGCACATTTAGCGCGTCGATAGTAGAACCAATTGTCCCGAAGAACCAAATTGGAGATATGCACGTCAAGATCACGATCAACAAGGACGAGATCCTGCGAGATCTTGCTGGGACTCATAAGAGGGCTTGTGAAGCGATGGTAGCAGCCGCGAGGGAGAAGTACGGTCTTCCTATCAAACTTCCTCACAGACTATGTGCCCAGTGCGCTCTATGCCGTATAGAGAGTGAGCCAGATCCAGATGAGAACAAGCCAATCCAAGTGATGTATCTCCCACCAAAAGGAACTATGAAGGTACATGGCGAGACCACGATCATTAGCTGGTCTGTTTTGTCAGATGGCAGTGCTGTTGTTCACTACAGATAATCGAAGGAGTAGACATGGCCGTAGCACCAGACATGAAACGGACAACGACAACTGTTCCGAAGGAGCACATCAAGATCTATGCCGAAGAGGTAAAGAGACGTCGGGTTCTCGGGGAACGTACATCAGTGGCTGAACTTGTCAGAGAGGCGATCGCAAGAGATGTCAAACGGATCCAGCGTAGCCAACGGTAAATTCTCAGGAAAAGCGGCGATCGAAGCTGTCCGAAGTAGGGCGGGACAGAATCCGTATTCGTGGGGCCATTCCTACCTAGTCATGGAGGATGGCTTCACGTATTCTATTTTCAATCCCGAGCGATATATGTGGTATCTCTACGAGCCGTTCATGGAAATCGCTAAACTTCCAGTACCTGGAGGTAAGTTAGTTGTAATGAAATCTGTCCAGACCGGCTGGACCTTCATGGCAATCGTTACAGCGTTCTGGTTCATGGACATCAAGAGAGAGCCAGTCCTCTACATGATGCCTACCGAGCATCAACTGGCGAAATTCGTAACTTCGAGATTCAATCCATTCATCATCAATTCACCATATATCGCAGAAGGCTTTGAAGCAGACAGCGTTGGCCTCAAGATGGGATGGGGACAGCCGCTGAACTTCCGTGGTGCTGCATCTCCAAAGAGCCTGATTGAGTTCTCAGCCGGTATGGTAATCCACGATGAGAAAGATCCCATGGATCCAGAAGGCATCGCTGCATCACGCGGGCGCCTACAGTCGATGAAGCATAAGTGGGAACTAGCACTCTCAAACCCGAAATTGCCAGAACAGGGCATCGACATCGACTACAATGGTGGATCACAGGGCAATGCGGCTTTATGGTGTCCGGAGTGCAAAGAGTTTGTCGTACCTGAATGGCCGGACAGTGCCAACAGGAATCATCCTAACGACGTAATGTGCCCGAGCTTCGACCACAAGCTAGACAAGATGAATGGCGAATGGATACACAAGAATCCGAAGGCTCCATACAAGTCATACTCGATGTCTCACTTTCTATCCCCGACAGTGACCCCAAAAGAGATGATGGATGATTGGGATGCGATAAAAGGGGACGCATCGAAGATGGAAGCGTTCTACAATCTGAAGCTCGGGCAACCTTGGGCGGCAGCTGGAACGCGGATTACCGATGTGTCAGGCTTGCCATCGATGGGAGAGATGATCCCTTCCTACGATCGACAGAGTGTGATGGGTGTTGACGTGGGAACGCTGCTCCATGTGGTGGTCAGGCGCACGTATGGCGGCATCTTGTGGGCTGGCAACTTGGTGGGGAATGCTCAGTGGGAAGAGCTCGGACGAATGATGCACGCATACAATGTTGAGCATTGCGCGATCGACATCCGACCAGAGACCACGAAAGCCAAGGAGTTCGCAAGGTTGTTCCCAGGACTGGTCACTCTGGTCGAGTACCACACCGATCCAATGGCGACGGATGACAAGTGGGGGGAGAAGGACGGGGTGCCTGTTTACACTGGTCTAAGGACACAGATGTTGGACAAGGCAGTGGCACTAATTCTATCGAAGACGGAGGGAGTGCCCTCGAATCTGCCGACGGACTTCTGGGACCACTTCCGGGCGCCGACAAGACAGCATGTAACGAGGGTTGACGGCAAGAAGTATGTGTCGTATGTGAACACGAAAGCGGATCACTACGTCCATGCGTTCAACTACGCGGTATTTGCAGGGAGCCGATTCGAAGGCTCTGACGGCGAGAGGACACAGTTCTTCAGCCCGAGAGGGAGAGGAAGGAGATGACGATGAAAATGTTCAAAGGCATGATACTGATAGCGAAGGGCGGATGGGATGCAGAGGTTATTTGGATAAGCCAAGGTGGTTTCTTCGCAATGCACAAACCAGAAGAAGGAATAAAGGCGGTAGGCCCTATTTGGCATTTGCCAGATGGAACAGCGCACGGTACATTCTCTGTCAATGAGCCACCCTCCTATGACGGCCATCCGGCAGATCTGGAGATTGGGGAGTACGAGCTATGAAATACATCAGAGGGCAAGACGGCGGCATCTTTTCAATAGGAGAGTTGCACCCTCCATGCGCTGGAACGCATGATGGCGAGCGAATATGGAGCCTAAGAGTTCTCACATTGAGCGGAGATAATTGTCTCTACGCGACGTATAGTACGGAAGCTGCAGCGGTCCTCACGTACAAGCATGTAACAGAATTCATGGCTGACGGGTCATCTATGATCGAATTTACGTTAGGTGCGAATGGGATATGCCACAAGCGTCCAGCGAAGATAACAGATTGCGTGGCCATTGGGCATGACACCATAACCACGGAACGCATCGTGAAGGGGCGAATTGAACGCAAGGATATACGTCTGAAGTCATGGTGGGAATTCTTGTGGCCATGGAGCCGTAAGGGAGATACAGAATGACTACACCTCTTAAAGCGACACGTATCGGCGAGAACCTATTACGGGTTCGTGTAATTCTGTCAGGCGAAGTAAACGAGTCGTGCCTGAAACAAGACCCTGCCAGAATGAAGGCAGAATTTAAGGCGCAATGGCTCAAGGATCTAGCAGCATCTATTGACGAACGCGATTTCGAGAATCCTATTATCCATTCCATGGAAGATGCTCCGGCGAGTATACGGCTAACGGACATAGCGATTGAATTATGCAGGGAGGAAGAAAGATGTCTGAACAATGGGTAGTTCCTATCATGAAGGATGGCGAACCGATTGGGATAGCTACATTCTCAGAGCGTGAAAGCATTGAGAGTGTATTTATTGCAGCAGATTGCGTGTTAGCCCCAGCGATCAGCGAGGGAGAAGTAGATGAAGTGATGTCGCTTAACATGTTCCCAGCGAGGGCGCACAAGGCCATAGCAGACGCAATCTTTAGGGTTCCAGTGGAGGCACAGAATGACGACACCGCTTGATACGCTGTATAGCATTGGGAAGCTGTTCGTGTTCTTCGGCGCGGCGATGTTCGTGTGGCTGACGTTCCTTGGACAGCAGACGTACTGGATGCGTGCCAGGAACACTAAGATGAAGGATCTGCCGAAGAAGTACCGGTTCTTGGCGAAGGCAGCGTTCTACGAGTGCTGGTTCTTTGCCGGCTGGTTCGTG